CCGTTAAGATTGCACCATCGTTTAGCCCTGCGGTTGCAGTCGCAAGCCAGCGACCAATCATAAGGCTCGTGGGTTGCGGAGTTTGTCCAAAGTAAAGAGCAGCCGCTAGATACTCAGGAGCGGTGAGCCCAAAGTCCGAGGCCACGGCTTCAATTGAAGCGTAGCTGCGAAGGCGCTCCTCGCCATTGATGACGTTCGAATCGCCCGCAATCATGAGCGTTCCAAAGGAGCGGCCCGTGACGGCACTTGGCGAGAGGTTTACGGTGACATTGACTAAATCAGATACCGATAGCGACATAATTAAAATCCTTTCAGTGAGCAAACAAGTGCTCGGGTTGCGCTCTCAGTCGAGCCAGAAACTATTTGAAGAAAGTTGATGCCTTGAAAATCTTTGGGGTCAATCGCGCAGTATTGACCTTGCGCAACGGTATAGGATAATTTCGTCCCTGACGTGGTGCTGTAGACAGGAACGAAAGTGCCCGTCGCGGTGCTGCACATCAAAAACGTAAGAGTGGTGCCGGTGAAAGTTGTAGGTAGCAAAACCCCGCACAAAACAAGGCCGCCACAATTGATAACACCACTAGTTGCCGTGGTTGCGGGAATTGACGCTGCGTAGTTGGGGTTGAAATTCCCTTGGTAGCCCGAAACATATAGACCCATAAAAATCTCCTTATAAAATCTCTGGCGCCTGCCAGTTTAATAAATATTCTTCATTCCCGATGAATGTATGAATTGTACCCTTCGCCGATACAATTGAAAGTACCGGGTACAACCTTTCAGTCTCGCGGCGCAGAAATACGCTCGCCTCATACCTGTCGAACCATCTCTCATTGATAAGCTCGGGCACACGCAGCGCGCGCGTCACTTCCACAAAGCCCATGGTGGCACTGCGAAGCGCCTCTAAATTCTGCTGAATTTGAAAACCATCACGCACCAACTCATATGTCTCAAGGGCATTGGGGCCGTGGAAGCCGCAATTAAGCTCGATGAGCGCATGGCGCTGATAACTTGTCGAGCCATCAGGATTCATTCCAGTGTAGCCGTTCGCATCGGGCTTGCTGTCGCCAATGCCGAAAGAAACCCAATCAACATTGATGTCGGGCTGCTTTGGCGGGGCTTGTTGAAATTTCGGCCGAACTAATGGCCCTGAAATTTCAGAAAGACCGACCAAGACAGTTTGCAAAAACTGCTCAAGGGTAAGTTTACGCGGAATGGGCGTAGTAAAGCTTGGAACTAAGTAGCCGCCCGAGGCGCTGTTATTTTGTGTCATGCCGGCGGCTCCGCAACACAAGTACCTTCCGTAAATCCTTCGCCCCAATTAGTCCAATCAAAAACAAATTGAACTTGGTAGCGCTTATTTCGAAAAACTAAAATGTCAGTGTACTGGCCCGGAGCCGACGCCACGATAGGGCCTTTAATCCAGAAACTGGAAACGTCTGCCACCCTCAAAGCTTCCGGCAATCTTTGCAGGGCCTTTCCAGTCGCCGGTTGAACAGAGCCAACAGTCATCACGCAGACTTCTTTCAGAATATTTTCACCAAAAGAATTCACCGCAGGTGCGCGGCTAATGTGCCCAACGGGATCGATAAAATCGGGGTCCCCCAAAAGCTCATTCACATTTACTTGAGCCATTTAGAGGCCGCCTTTATTCACCACGTAGGTGATGGCATTTCGCATTTGTCCTGTGACGAGCAAGGCTTTGGTGCCTTTAAAGCCCGCAGCTTTTCGTGCAACAAGCGTGGAATCTGCGGGCTCTTTAATCCCCTCTTGCGAGTTGATGGCTTTTTTTACAGCGACAGAGGCGATGATGCCTGCGCGCTCGTAGTATGTATAAAGGGCTTGCATGCCTTTTGATAAAGCGTTTTTGGTTGCAAGCTTAAATTGTTCTGCAATTTGCTCTTGAGCGTTTCTGATGCCAATTGCCATGACAGGACGCGCGGGAATGTTGTGCGCAGGTGAGCCGAAATTATTGATTGCAAGCAAAGTCGCATTATTGATTTCATCGCCTTGTCCAGTCTCATCAGCTTTGCGAGAGGTGTCTGTTTCTGGAATACCGACTAGCACCGCGTCGCGCTTAAATGATTTCACCACATCGTTAAAGTCTTTGGTGAAATCAGAGGTAACGGTAAATTTCGGCTTCATAGTTGAATTGCTTTCGTGCCGTAAATTCTAGCAAGTCTGATGAACTGTTTCCCGTAAGTGGTGAGGTTCCAATAACCTGCATCCTTTTCAGTTGTCGTCGCGGCATCATAGCCAACGGTCACGCCGCCAACGGTCTTAGTATTTGGGACGCCGCCGGTTGTGCCCGGCATTCCATTAGCATTTGCGATTTTCTTATTTTGCGCGGCTAGAGTTATTTCGTGCGCAACATAAAGGCTCACGCCGAGGCTCCAAGCTTTGCACCAAATGCATTCACGAACTTGAAGCTCGGCGAGCTGTGTCCAAAAGGTAATCATAGACGTTGGATACTCCACGGTGTCGGCAAATTCTGGGAATTGCGTCCTGAAGAGTGGAATATCCAACGTTATCATGACCTACCTTTTCGACTTTTTATAGTTCTTCTTTTCTTCTACCTTTTCATCTGCATCGTCTTTGGCCGCCTCATCAATGACGGGCGCGTCCTCTGCTTTGGGCAAACTCACTTCAACCGATTTTTTCGATGCCGCAAGTTTCTCAGCCAAGCGCAAACTGCGCTCGGCCAAGGTTTCGTGCGATACCTTCACTTCGGTTTCGGGGTCTGTAATCCATTGAAGATTAACGTACTTATGAAAATGCGGGTGGTCGAAAACCTTTTCAGAAACCTCATGACATTTAGCCTTGTTACCAGGCTGTTCAATGTCAAAAAATTCCCCCGCAATGTGCAGTGCCTTATGAAATTTAAACAACATGGTGCTTAAATTCCATCAGCGTACTGAACAGTCTCAGGGTACACGAATTCAATTTGACCAAAAGCATAGAGGTACGGAGCCGTAAAGCGAATGCCTTGGTAGTATGCAGTTTCACGGCGCACCGGCACCATGGGAAAGCGCACGCGGCCTTCATCATTGGTGTAGGCAACCATGCGGTTCAAGCCACCAGCGCCAGCGCCAGTGAGCCACTTGACGGGTTGGATGTCGAGTTGCTTGCCGTTGATCGAAAGGGCAATGCTGTTCTCTTGCAAGAATTTCAGCACCGACACGTTACCGGCCGAGCTAACTTTTTGCGAGCAGAGCAGCGAGAACTGCGCCGGGGGAACCAAGAGGCTACCGGGGCACACAGCGTAAGCAGATGCAAGCCAGGTGTTGGTCAAAAGCGTGTTCACATCGGCCAAGATTTCATCGGGGGTTTTATTCGCCCACAAAGTCGATCCGCCGGCACCAGTTGCAACGGTGCCTGAGGTAATTCCCGCATCGTTAATAAGGCCGGTTGCGCCGACATCACTTGAACCGATGTACACCATTTGATCGGTGTTCATTTGGTACAAGGTATTGAAGGCTGCGATTTTTTGCACATCGATCGGTTGGCCGGTCAATTGCGAGCGCTCAAGTTCAACGCTGGTGTAGCTAACTTCGCGAGCAAGCAAGCGAAGGGGCAACACGATACGTTGACCGTTGACAGAGACGCCAGGGATTGCGGAAGTTTCAGCCGAAATCCAAGGCATGTTACCAACGTTGTTCAAAGAGCCGGCAGCGGCAAACGTCGAGCGAATGAAGCTGGTGCTTTCATTCGACATCGTGATGCCCGAGCGCAGTTTGATATCGCGGCTCCAAGTTACACTTACGAGCGGCTCGTAAAGTGTTTTATCAAGGTTATCTAATTGGTTAATGAAATACGCCAGCGAGCTGTCGCGTGTTTGACGACGATTTTGTTTAATCATAATTTTTCCCCATCTCCCCTAAAAATTAACGGGCAATCCGTAGAACGGTGTTGTTGTTTGCGTCTTTTCCATCAAGTGCCCATTCCGCTTGAGTTGCCGAAAGTGCTACGTTGTAGGCGTTGCTCGATGCTTGGAAGTCGCCGATTGCTCCGCCACCGCCAGTGTTGACACAAATGTAAACGATACCGCCGCGAGCAGGAGTGCCGACAGGGCAAAGTACGTTCACGTAACCGCGAACCATGATGCCTTGGGGTTGCACGGGATTAGGAATTGCATCGTAAAGACCTTGGTTAGCGTTGCCGCCAATACCCGGAGCTTCACGAACTAGAACGCCTGCGAAATCCGCTGCAACGTTTGAACTTTGGAATTGGCTAGCGCCGCCAACGGCGTAAGCCAAGGGAATGCCGAAAGCCTGAGCGTAAACGCTCGACACGGCTTGCAGCATAATCGGTTCGGAATTTGATTCATCCGAAACGACGATATCGCCCGGCACACCCGTAGGTGCTTGGAACAGGAAAGCTTGTGCTGTAGGAATAGTCATTTTAAATATCTCCTTTAATTATTTTTGGAAGCCCAAAATTTTGCGTTAATCTCATTCAGTTTTTCAGCCGTCACCGCGCCCGAGCTTGGTGCTACTGTCGTCACATCTTGAGCGTCTTTTGTTTTTGACAACTCTTTGTTGCGCGAAACTTTCAGCAGTTCCGATGCAGCAACAAAAAGAGTTTCCACTTTTTCAGCGGAGTCGAATGCAGGCTTGCCACCAGTCAAAGCGTCGATGACCTTTTGACCTTCTTTGGTTTTGTATGCAGCTTGCAGCGCATTTTTCTTCACATCTTTGGTGAGCTTAATACCGGGCGCAAGAATCTCAGCGCGCGATGCGGTATCGCCCGTCATCGTGGTTTCATCGAAGTCATCATCTTCGGCTTCGCCTTCACCCTCTTCGATATCTTCATCAGCCGACATCGAAAGTGCTTCCATGATTTTTGGCAGGCACGCTTCGATCTTTTTCAGGCGGTCCTCAAGGGATGCTTCCATGCCGCCCTCGTCTTTGGAGTCGTCTTTCTTTTGCTCGAAAGGACGGTCATCTTCTTTCGGCGCATCTTTTGCCGGTTCTTCTTTTTCTTCCGGTTTCTTTTCGTCCTTAGGCGCCATCTTCGAGGCAAGGCCATCGACTTTCTCGCCCAAATCTTTGCAGATTTTTACGAGTTCATCCATGCCCTGACCGTATTCATCTTTGGCGGCGTCCTTCTTTTCTTCTTTCTTTTCTGCACCAAAGCCTTCGTCTTCAGCCATTTTCATAGCCTCGTCTTTTGCTTTTGCGAAAAGAGTGTTTAGTCTTTCCTTAAACCCCATTTTAATTCCCTTTCCTTTATGGTCGTTAATTGCATAAGAAGACCCAGCCCGGCCTTGTTCGACCAGGGCTAAGTGATTTCCAATTATGTTGGTCTGTGTACCTTTGCCGTCATCGGTCTGCGTATAGTCGGCCTCGTAACCGCAGGAGACTTCGCGCAATCCGTTCTTCACTAAGAAAATTGCGCTTGCATCCGTAATAAGTAAGTCGGCAATCAAATCATCTTTTTGATCTCCCTTGCCACGCCGCACGTTTTGCAAAACCCCTTTAGCGAGTTGTGCCCAATTCGCGGGACCAACAAATTCAGTGGGGTGCGTGATGGTGACGGGCTTACCTTCGAATGAGGCCATCGTCTTTGGGCTAAAGACTTCTTTTTCGTCGCGGAAAATTAGAACCTTTCCGCCTTTAGAATCTAAAGGTGTTTCACCCTCACCGTAAACCATTTCGCCAGTTCGAGCGATTGGTACTCCGATGCACACGAGAAAGCCTTCCGGCGTTTCTGCGATGTTTTCGGAAAGTTTGGTGGGGGTGAAATATTTCATTAATTTTTACGGCTCTTGCACTACGCCATCCATGACAAAGCGAAGACCAATGACCGTGCCGTCGGCGGGAGCTGTTGCACCAGGCGTGCTACCAGCTAGGCAGCGAAGCAAGAACCACGAGCCCGAGCCGTCAGTGGGAGCCGATGATTGATTGGGGTCTCCAATCACATCGATTTGATAAACGCCGGCACCCGTTGCAGCCGGTGCTTCAACAACACCAGTGCCTGAGCCCGCGCTTGCGGTAATTGCGGTAAAGGATTGGCCGACAGTCGGGACAAGTCCCGCTTGAAGACCGAGGGATTCCCACTGCGATTGTGTCGTGGTGCCGACTGAAACGATGACGTAGGCCGCACCAAGTGTGAGCCCGGAGCTAACGTTGATTGGGGTTCCCGAAACTGGGCTTACAAATCCCGAATAGCCGCCAAC